TGCACTGATACCCAACACGCCAACGGTTAAGCCGATGATGCCTTTTTTCAGTTGTGGGTCGAGCCTGACTTTTTGCGTGTGTTTAATCGAGCTGAGATAAACGCCATAGTATTTGTTATCGCGTTTGACTTTCTCTTTCTCAGCCTTGGCGAGCTCGGTTTTATTGGCTGGGTCAAAGCCCTCAATGTGAAAGTATCGATGCAGCCAATCACCGCCGATGAATTCGTAATGGACGTAATACTGCATACGCCGGCGAATGATTTGGTCAACGTCTTTAAAGTCTTGAGAGATGTAGACCAAATCAATGCCTTTGTGCCGGTGCGTGGTCACGAACTTCACATCAGGGGACACGGATTTACCAGCAGTGCGATTGCCCCAAATGTTTTGCACTTCATCCACCAGAATCACCGAACCGGCAGGAAGCGTGTGGATCTCCGTTGGATCATCAAACGATGTCCAAGACAGGTTCAGGTGTTCAATGTCTTGGTAGGTGATGGACTCTTCATCGAGTTCAAGCACGGCTAAGGCTTCTTTGAACGAGGCAAGGCGTTTAGGGGATGCCAATTTCTTGAACCAGTAAAGCCACTGCTTAAACGGCTCATGTTTCTTATAGTGAAACCCCAGATAGGGCAAATCTTCTAGGGTTGCCAGACGTTGCTCGGTCTCGATGCGTAACAGTTTCGCTTCTAACTCTTTGTTGTGACTGTTGGCAGGGAAATAGACCCCATAGAGCCAGCCCTGAAAACTGTTACACACGTTGTAGTCGAGCAGCATCACCCGTATACCGTGATAGAACACAGGGCGGTCGGCGAAGTTGTCGTTCTCGATGATAAACTTGATGGCGTTAAGGCTTTTCCCTGTTCCCATACCGCCACTGAAACCGTGCAACATAACGCTGACTCCTTATGCTGGGTCGACCGGTTTACGCCACGAAGGACGATAGCCGGTAGCAGACATTAGCCCGTTTAACGTGAACGAGAACACCACACAGGTCAGCACCACGTTGATATAGGTATCCACGCCAGCCATTGCCATAAGCGCGGCAAGTTTCGGTGTCACGCCGTTCATGTTCGACTGTATGTAATCGGCTATCGAATCCATAGCGACTGATACACCGGTGTAAGCCACCAAAGAGAACCCGACCGAGAGCGCAACATAGGTCGCCAAGCCTTTTGCAATGCTGGGAATGAGAGGAACCAGCACCGTGGCTAAAAAACCAATGAAATACTGCATATTAAACAGCTCCTTGTGTGCGACCGATGATGAACAGACCCGTTAACCACGCAAAGGCAATCAATAGGGGGCGTAATAACTCCGCATAGCGACAAGCGGGATCAAACTTGAATTCAATGGTTTTACTGTCACCAAAAGCGCGAAACGAAATACGCTCAGGCGCAGGACACGCACCGCTACCAAACGACACACCGTTGCTGAGGTACTTTTTATTCATGCGTGAGTAATCAACGGTTTCGTTTTGCACGATTAACGCTTCGTTGTTGAGTAACTTGATACCTTTAAACGCTTCCTCTAATTGGGCGAATTCGGCAACGGTGCAGGTATCCTCATACTGAACTTTGAGCAGGGCGCATTGAATGACATCCCCACGACATTCAAATATCGATTGATCACAATCGGCGTTGGCCATCGGTGGGTCGGTTTTCTCTTGCTCTTCTTCTTTGGGCTTTTCTTCTTTGCCGGTTTCATTGGGAATCAGCGCACTGTTATCGCCTTGGATAAGATGATCCAGCATTTCACGCATTAAGCCGAGTTGATGCTGGGAAAACTCATTGCCACGCGAAAGCTGTTTAAGCAGCTGACCGCCGAGGCTTTTTAAGTTGCTGTTGACGTTCTCCAGATGCTGATTAGAGAGCGACACTTCCCCGACAATCGCATTGTCACCGGCGGAGAGTTGTGCATTGTCTGGCTTTTCAGTCGGTGTGGGATTCGGCTCAGGTGTCGGCTCTGGCGGTTGCTGCTTTTCACACAGCTGCGGATTCAAATCGCAGAAGTTCGGGTTTTCCGTGGGGACGTTTGCACCTGTACCGGCAGTGCCATCGCCAGCACCATTCTTGGAGCCATCGAGAGGCGGCAAATCGGGGATAGGTTCATCGGTCTTTTCGGTTTGTGGCGGTAGGGCGCAAGTCTCTTTGCTCGGGTCACAATAGGCGACATCTTTGGGGGCTTTCTCACACGTTAAACCCACAATGCAACCGTTAGGAACATAGTTACAGCTTGAAGAGACGTTCGGTGTTTTTTGTCCGACCACATCCTGGCATGACCATTGGTAATCGGTCTCCCATAACTGAGTATTGGGATTACCTATCTGACAAGCGTATTGCGCTTGTTGAAAATCTTGTTGAATGTCGGGTGAATCACAGGTGGTTTTGGGCGCACAGTCCGTTGCCGGATAGACGGGCTTCTCTCCGTTCTGACAGTGCTGAGTCTTATAGCTATCTATCAAAACATAGAGGTCAATGTTCCGATACCCAACATATAGACGTTCATATCTTGTGCCCCCGTATAAATCCGAAAGGTACACCCAGTAGGCTGGGCGGCTACTGTTGGAAGCCTGTAGAAAGCTTTCAATGCCTTTTATACATTTGTCTTCTAATTCACTGATACTGTCGTTAGAGTAAGCTCTGATTCGACAATCCTCAGGGGAGTTTGATTTTGTTTTTTCCCAATAAGGTGCGGTGTCTTGGGCTGAGCTAAACGGTGTCCACATCAGGAATGCAGTACAAATAAGCCCAATAAGAACACTGTAATTACATACATTTCTAACGTCATAACGTGCCATCCTTAAACCCTCAAATTCGATCAAAAAAGGGCTGAATAGACAGCCCTTGAGTTAGCAAGCAAAGGCGACCTTAACCGCCGATTTTGCCCCATGCTTTTTTAGCAATGGTGAGCAACAGATAAGCGCCGCCCAGCGTGCCAATCACAACGCCAAACTCGCCAATACTGGCTACAGCACTTGTCACATCAGGAGCCGCAGCAGACGCCGCACCTGAAACCAAAACAAGAGCCGCAGCCGAGACAACACGTTTTACATTCATCGTTTTCATAGGATTTTTTCCTTTTTTTAGTGGTGGTTAATCTTCTTCCAACACCAACAAATGGCGAGAAACAACACAGTTTCAGGCATCACTTGTTTGAGTTGGTCGAGGGTCATATACGGCGGCGCAAGCTCGGTTTTCACCTCTGCCAGCGTCACCAATTGGTAGCCGGTCGAACAGTCTTTATTGTCACAAGTAATGAGATAAGTGCCTGAATTAAGGCTCATTACTTGGTCATGCCCGAGGCTTTAAAATGCGCTTTGATTTCGTCATCAATCGGTACCAACTCAGTCACGATAGCGCCCGATAATGGGTCGTTCGGGTTGATTTCCATTTTCAATTCGTACTCACGGCGAGGCACTAATGCGCCGGTTTTCTCCAGCTTAAGCGCGTACTGGTAATCCAGCTGAATAGGGTGGTCAAACTGCGGATTCACATCGCCCGATTCGCCCAATGTGCGGCGTTTGAACTTCTCCACGTTAATTTCACGCAGTGGACGCGAGATATTGAGCTGCGCACCATCACCACGGAAACTGTTCCAAATGATGTCCACGCCTAACACAAATACACCTTTACTCATGATTTACACTCCAATGGGTCGACTGACCGGTTTGTAATGGACTGGATGAATGCGGTATAGGTATCGGGGAAGCTGAACTTGCGCCCGTCCCGTTGCAGTAATCCAATGACCTTGGGAATATCGCCGTTGAATTCTTCAATCAGCGAATTGAGGATTTTTCCGTACTGGCGGCGCATCCAATAGGCTGCCGTTAACACATCACACGCCACTCGTTTTTCAGGGCGAGGCTTGGTATTAAAGGCGGGTGCGCTACTTATAGACGCACTAAAGGCATTCAACGCGGCAAACGCGCCATCAGGATTTAATAGGGCATCGACATCCCATTTTTTCAGCTCACACTCGGTGCGATACCAGACCATGCCGTTTTGCGCCAGATTCTGCTCAAGCGCCTTGTTGTAGATACGCCAGTAAATGCGTGAGGTTCGAGAGCCAACCGTGACCATTTCTTGGCTGTAATGTTTCGCGCCATGCTCACCAAAGCGGTATTTGTGGTTCTCGTTGACCGTTGGTGAAATACCACGGGAAGCGGTTCTAAACGCATCCTCATAAGCCGCTTTTAAGGCATAGTCACAATCAAACAAGCCGTGATAGTCGTCGTAAGCCAAATCCAGACGCGCCAATTGTTGAACGCCTAACACATTGGACAACCAGCCGTGCAGCTCCCAAGGTGAGATTTTAGAAAACACGTGTTTGCAGCCAGTGCCATTAATTTGAAAGTGCACCGTGTCTTGGTTGCCACCAATCCCAACGAAGCCGCAAAAATCTTCACCGTCTGCGGTCGTGAGTTTCATCGACTCGGTATAGAACTGAAAACCAAATCCACGAGGCGCGTTCATGGTTAACCCGAGCACGTGCGTGGTGAAGATACGTAAACAACGATCTAAATAATCGGTGAACTGAATGCGGAAGAATTCGCGATAGGCTTCGATGTCTTCAATGCTTTTTGCTCTAAAGTCGGCATCGAATACCGGCTCTTGTGGAAAGAAACGCGCTATTGGATTTATCATCAAAGTGTTACGGCGTGACTTTTTCTTCACATCAGGGTCATGCTGATGCGTGTCCATGAACGTAGCGCGAGCACAGTGGCGCAAATCCTTTATTTTCATGGTGAAACAGAGGTAATCAATACTGACAGCCATCGAAAACCCCTAAGTTCATGCGTTGTTGTGCGGTGGTGTTGGTGATGTCCACCAACTCGTAATGCGGGATTTCAGCGTCAGCCCAAGCACACAGATGATTCATACTGCGAAAAACGTCCCATTCGGTTGAGCCGTACACAAGTACGGAAACCGAATAATCGGGCAGTAAGTCATAGTAAATCTTGGTGGTGAGCTTGAGCATTTATCGAATCCCAGCCTATAATCGAATTGCCGTGTTTCGCTAGAGATTAGATTACCGATAGTGGTAATTGCAATACGCTCAAAATGCTGATTATTGGACTAAAATGACAAAAAATGAGGATTGCCCATGTATCAAAACTTGCTGATTGAAGCCTATAAAACGGCTCAAAACTACCAACAAGACAAGCAAATTGCGCAGGATTTGGAGGTTCCAGCGACTAGAATCTGTGAATTCCGCAAAGGAAAGCGCTATATGTCTGATGAACAAGCAATTTTTCTGGCAGAAAAAACAAAAATAGCACCAGAACTGGCACTGATTGGTTGTCACGTTGACCGCAGCAAAAGTGTGATCTCAAAAGAGGTCTGGGAGCGCATGGCAAAAAAGTTCAGTAAGTATGGATTACAAAGATTTTCAATGGGTTACGGAGCAATTGTTATGGGATATGGTGTGATTCAACATTCTATTAATGAGTGCGCATTATGTATGTTATGTTAA